TACTGGGTTAATGTTGACGGTGACAGAGTTAAGTTAGACAATATAGATTATTTAATGGAACAAAGATTATTTAGAAGAACAGTAGCAAAACAAATAAATAAAAAACCACCAAGAATTACAGTTAAAGAGTTTGAAAAATATACTGATATGCTTTTACAAGGAATAGAAGAAGTGGAAGCACCAGTAGGATCATCTAAAATAGATCAATTAAAAAATCATTTAGAGGATTATTGTATTCAGAGATCAATTGGATCAGTTACTAAAAAAGATATTTTAAACGGAGCAGTTTATACAGAAGATGGCAAACACATACTTACTTTTCATAGATTCTTTCATGGACATTTAACTAAGAAGAAATGGAAAGAAGATTATCAGGTTACACAACAAATGTTAAAAGAACATTGTGGGTGTGAAGAAGGCAGAATGATAATAGGTAAAAAGAAACCATCTATTATGAAAGTTGATATCTTTGATAAACATGAAGATCAATTCACACAAAAAAAACTAAAAGAGGAGGTACCATTCTAATGGCTAAACTAGAAAAATTTTCAATATGGGGTAGTGAGCCCCAATACAAAAATGCTTGTTATAAATTATTTCACGAGCGAAAAAAATTATGGTTTGAAGGATATATTCTCGAAGGAGACGATGAAAAATATATGAAAGAAATGATGGATAAATATTATTATTCTTCTTTAAAGCCGCACATGGTGCAGGATGTTTGGCACGCTAATAGAGATAAAATATATGAAATAAAAACTGTGTTGGGTCCTGTTTTTGGAGAAAAAACTTTTGAGTTTTGGACGGAACCTTACACTTATTCCCAACAAAAAAGTATTACTACTATAGACGGTAAGATAAGTTTTACTAATCCAGATGGAACTCCTTATACAGAATTAAGGAGAGATATTGATTCTGGAAAAATGTTTAACTTTTCTGTTGCTAGATGTATTTGTTTTCCAGGTCAAACTGGTTTTGAACATGAAAGCGCCGTACCCAAACGTGCAATTATGCAAGCATTGAAAAATGCAATAGCGGCACCAAAAATAGAATGGAAAAAAAGTAAGGGCTATAGACCAAAAATTGATCCACGAATGGATGCTCATCATGTAGATGGTAAAGAGTTTAAAACTATTTTTTTAAAATTTGTTAATACTTTAAAAATAACTGAAGAAGAGTTTTATTCTAAAATATATCCTGAACATGGTAATTATGAAAGTAGTTTAATAGAATATGTTACCATAACTGGATGGCAATTTAAAAACGACTTTAATGCTAATCGTTGGAAAAACGCATGGTTTGATTTTCATGAAAAATATAGAGAGTATGAAATGGTAGATCCTATTGCTCATCATAAACTTAGCTCTGATGAAATTAAATTTAAAACTAACATTAGAAAAAATGTAGAGGACCTATTAAAATGAGCACTGATTTAGTTTTATTAGTAGTTCTTACAGCTGCATGGATATTAATAACCCTATGAAAACAATAGTATTAGGACCACCAGGAACAGGAAAGACTTGGACTCTTTTAAATAAAGTACAAGAATATTTAAAAGATACGGATCCTGATAAGATAGGATATTTTGCTTTTACTAAGAAAGCTGCCAATGAAGCTAAAGCTAGAGCTATGGAGAAGTTTAATTATACTGAAGATGATCTTCCTTATTTTAGAACACTTCATTCATTAGCTTTTAGAAAACTGGGCTATAATAAAGATCAAGTAATGCAGAAACGACATTACGAAGATCTGGGTAAAAAACTAAATATATTTTTAGATTATAATGAATATGATGAAGAAGAGACAGGTATATTCACCACCAAAAGTGATTACTTAAGATTGATTCATTTAGCTAAACTTAGAAACATAACCTTAGAACAACAATTAAAACTAGGAGAGCATAATACAGAGGTAGAATATAAAACCTTAGTTCATTTAGCTAATGAGCTCGAAAGATATAAAAAGGAAAATGTTCTTAAAGATTATAATGATATGATTCTAGAGTTCACTAAGTCTGATAAATGTCCAAAATTTGATGTGGTCTTTATAGATGAAGCTCAAGATTTATCTTTAATGCAATGGGATATGGCTAAAACTATTTGGAATAAAACAGGTGATTCTTTTATTGCCGGCGATGATGACCAAGCTATATTTAGATGGGCCGGAGCTGATGTAGATTCATTTATTACTCAATCAGGAAAACTATTACATCTTACTCAATCCCGACGAATACCTAGAGCTATTCATGACTTTGCTTTAGGTATAATTAAACGAGTATCTAAAAGAAGATATAAAGAATGGGCACCTCGAGATCATCAGGGTTCTTTAAACTTTCATGACGATGTAAAAGATGTAAACATGTCTTCAGGAGACTGGCTAGTGTTAAGTAGAACAAGGCACATGCTAGAAGATATAGAAGATGAATTAAAAGAAAGAGGATGGTATTTTGAAAATAGATTTAAGAAGATGCCTGAAAAAGAGGCCGCTGAAGCTGCGTCAGATTGGGAATCAGCTTTAAAAGGCCAACCCTTAAACTATGAACAAATACAAAGAATATATGGATATATGACTCCTAGGCATGTGGATAAATCAAAATTAAAAGGATTAACCAAAGGAGGTTTTTATAATCTTTCTCAGTTAAAAGATTATGGATTAAAAACAAATACAGTTTGGTATGAAGCTTTTGATGATTTAAATTTTAGAAGAAAAAATTATATTAGAAGTATGAGAAGGAATGGTGAGAACTTAAAAGAAAAACCAAGAATTCATTTATCTACTATTCATAGTATAAAAGGTGGAGAAAAACAAAACGTACTTTTATTAACAGACCTCACTAATAATACACTTAAATCTTATCGTAAAAATCCTGACGATGAAACAAGATTATTTTATGTAGGTGCAACTAGAACAAAAGAAAATTTACATATTGTTAGACCTAAAGATTATGAAAAAGCTTATCCATTGGAAAATATATGAGTGATGAAATATATAAAAAGCAGGTAGGCGGGAGTCACTATAAGTCTATGGTCATTCAACCTTCAGAATTTATTAATAGAAATAATATTCCGTTTGCAGAAGGAAACGCAATTAAATATTTATGTAGGCATAAACAGAAAAATCAGAAAGAAGATTTGTTAAAAGCAAAACATTATATTGACATGGCAATTGATAGAGACTATCCTGAGCCAGTGAAAGAAGAAATAAAAAAGAAATCAAACTCATGGGGGATAATTAAATGATACAGACACCACTTTTTGCACCACAAACCGAATGGCTACCGCCAGAAAAATTTCCAGACTTATCTAAGTATGATGAAATTGCAATTGACTTAGAAACAAAAGATCCAGATCTTATAAAGATGGGATCAGGTAATGTAACCAAACGAGGAGACGTAACAGGTGTAGCAGTAGCTGTTAAAGATTGGTCAGGTTATTATCCAATTGCTCACGAAGGTGGTGGCAACATGGATAGAGCAAAAGTTTTAAAATGGTTTCAAGGAGTTCTTAGTACAGAAGCAGTTAAAATATTTCATAACGCCATGTACGACGTATGTTGGATCAGAGCATTAGGTTTAAGTATTAACGGTAAAATTGTTGACACGATGATTGCATCGGCCTTGGTTGATGAAAATCAAATGCGTTATGACCTAAACAATTGCTCTAAAAGATACACCGGAAAAGGAAAAAATGAAACAGCTTTATATGAAGCTGCAAAGAGTTGGGGGGTTGACCCCAAGGCAGAAATGTATAAACTACCTGCCATTTATGTAGGCGCTTATGCAGAAAAAGATGCAGAGATAACTTTAGAACTTTGGCAAGAACTTAAGAAAGAAATTTTACACCAAGATATACAATCTATTTTTGAATTAGAGACTGAACTTTTCCCATGCTTAGTCGATATGCGTTTCTTAGGAGTCCGAGTAGATACTGAGTCCGCTCACAAATTAAAAGAAGAGTTACTTGCAGAAGAAAAAGAATGCCTACAAAAAGTAAAAAAAGAAACTGGAGTAGATACCCAAATATGGGCAGCACGCAGTATTGCTCAAGTTTTTGAAAAACTTCGCCTACCATTTGACCGAACCGAAAAAACAAATTCTCCATCATTTACTAAAAACTTTTTACAGAATCACCCCCACCCACTGGTGAAACAAATAGCCCGCGCTCGTGAAATAAACAAGG